ATATTGCTACAATAAAGGTCTGAATAATTATAAATTTCCAAGATCCAATACCTGCTGCAACACTATCAGCTAATTTTTGTCCAAAACTTCTTGATTCTTCAGATAATTTATGCCAATTCATATTTTTATATTATAAAGGTACAACTCTTCCAGATATATCAGTATTTGGATATTTAACTTCAAATATAGAAGGATCTAATGAAGGATATATTACTTCATTTATAGTAGCGCATGGTATATCATAACTATAAGGAGAATATTGATCTCCAGATAAATTTGATATAGTCACATTTTTAACAGTTACTACTCCATCTACTCCATCTATAGCAGTGTATAAATTACTTAATATTATCGGCTGATTAATTTGCCAATTATCAATATTAAAAAAGTTTTGTACTGCTAATATACATCTTGCTAATACATCTTGTGGATTATAATGTGTTTTTATTGAAATATCAAAACTAACTCCAATGTTGATAATATATCCTGGTTTTATATTTATGGCATCAGTTAGCATTCTATAATTTTGCAAATAAGTTGCTAAATTATTAATTAATTCATTTGACGCTCGTGTAAGATTTCCATTAGAATCTAGACTTAATGCATATAAAGTAACTAGAATTGGATCTCTTTCTGAAGGATCTTTTGAAGTATAATTACTAAATGTAATATCATCTTTTGTAATATAGGCTTTTGCAACTTTACCAAATTGACCTGGCATGCTTAGTGCTCTAGAAAGATAGTCTTGTTGTGTTACTGCTCTATATTGAGTTTGGAATTCTCCCATAGAATTCATTCTGATTTCTTCTGCAGTATCACCATCTCCTCCTCCAGTTGCTGGATTTGGATTATTAGTTACTATAGTATTCTGATAAGATGTATTTATTCCAGTAACTGTATATGATATTGGTTGAGTTAATTGATTAGATAGTACATTTGCTGCAGCACCACCGCCAACTAAATATGAAATTGTAATAGTTGTATTTGCAGGAGCTAGTCCATATGTTTGAGTAGTTACAAAATTAGTAGGATCAAATGCAGTTCCCATTTGACTTAATCCTCCAGGTGCTAGACCTACACTTATTGAATTTGGATTTGGAATATAATTTGAATCTGCATTTGAATTAACACCTGCTCCAAATTCTATAGAAAGAGTATTATTAGATTGAAATCTTGAGGTAAATCTCCTATTCACTGTATTTTTTTGCATCAAATATGGAACTTGATTATTAGTTGAGGGGTCTGTATTTACAGATCCACTTAAAATATAATCTTGAGCTAAATATGGGACTTCATACCAATTATTACCTTGAGAATCTACAGCTGATACTATTGAAATTATATTTGAATCATTTATAGTAACTGTATTAAATCTTTGAGCTGCTCCAAAAGTAAATGTTGCAGTTTTAATTCGGCCAGATATTGCTTGTCTAGTTTTTTTAAGCAAATATGATTGAGGAGCACCTGTTCCATCAATAGAATATACTGATATATCTGTAGGATCTAGAGAAGATGACATTGTAAAATCTATCCTATCAGGCATATAAAAAACTATATTACTATTTATATTTGATTTTACTTGCATTCCTTCATTTATAGTTAAGGCATATGTAAAATCTGGAACTTGTGAACCACCGACTGTAGTAGCTGGAATTTGTTGATAGACATCTAAATTTACAAGCGCAGTTGAAATGACTTTTGGTCTATATCCTAACATATATGCAAGAGTATATAAATTATTACTTTGCTTTGCATACTGAATAAAAGTCTCTTGAATTTGATTATCTAAATAAAAAGATAGCACATCTCCAATATAAGATGCCATTTCAATAAACATACTACCGGGAGATGCTTGATTGAAGTCTGTATATACAGTTGGATAATATGCTTTTGCATATTCTATCAAATCATTTTTAAATGAATCAAAATTTTTATTTAAATATTTAATATCTATATTCTGGTCTGCCATTATTAGCTATTTTGAATTTTTAAAGTTAAGCTATCGCTTGATTTTATATTTTTTAAAGTATATGTCAAATCTATCATAATTGAATTTTCATCTGGTACACCTGTAATATTTAAACTAACTACAAGTACATTTGGAAAGTAGGCTTCAATTTGATTACTTATAGTCAATTTTAGACTGTCAAGATCTGCTTGTTCAATTGGATTAAATAATCTTTCTCTTAATCCAGCTCCAAAATTTATATTAAATGGTCTTTCTCCTGGATTAGTCAGCATATAATTTATAATATTATACTTAGTCTGCTCTAATGTAGTATATACCGAAGTAAATGCTGAGGGTGACTCAAAAGGTATAGCTACTCCTAATGCTGTAGAAGGTTTTAGATCTACTATCGGTATTTGTACTGGATTATATGCCATTTTTTATTATTTTATTAGACCTCTACTTAACATAGAATCCATAAGATTACTAAAATCAGGAACAGTATTTACAACTACTGCATCTAAATTACTACTTTTTCTTGCTGTAGAGAGCATTTCGTCTACGCCACCTACTGAAATTTCATTAGGTTGAAAAGGCATTACATTCCCAGAACCAAAAGAATTAACATCATCACTTGTCATACTTATAAAAGTTTCATTCATAAGACTACTAATAGGATTAGATGTATTAAATATTGGTTGTTGAAGGGCTGCCGGTTTAGTATTTAAAGTAAGTGGCACACCAAAATTATCCTCTAATCTTTCTTTAATAGCACTTTTAGTAGTGGTACTAGGCGCTTTTAGCTCTTTAAGGATTGCTGGCATTTCTTCTCTAATAGCCTTTTGAACTTCTTCGCGTATTATTTTCCTAAATAACTGAGTTTTTGTCATATAAAAATAAATATGTTTACTTTTTAATTTTTAGCCGCTTTTAAATCATTAGTCAATTGAATTCTTTTAGCATTCATTTTATTTTGCACTCTTCTTCTTAATTTTCTTCCACCTTTAGTTTTATTAAAATACGCATTTACTCCAAGTCCACTATCATCATTTTCATTATCTGGAGAGTCCATTTGTTCATCTGGATTATCTTCTGGCGTCTCATATGTTAATATATTATCTATTTCTAAAATATTAGAAGCTTGAGTTATAATATCTTGTTGAGCACTTGTAAATGCACTTGGTGAATTTTGTGGTTTTATTAATCCTTTTGTTGCTAAAAGCAGTTTTACTTCATCTATAATTATATTATCATCTGATGCAAATGTTGGAGTAGATTCTACAACTTCAATATTATCTGAATTTAATGCTATGCCAAAACGTCTAGGTATTGTAAGTTTTTGAACTTGTTGATCTTGTATTTTTTCAGTTATTATTTGAATAGTATATCCTTGATATGTATTTGTAGTATTCTTTTGCTTTCCATTGTAGTTTTTTATAAATCCGATTATTTCATTATTATTATCTTTTAATGATCTAGAAGTAGCCTCTAAAGAGTCTGCAAGCGGATTTAAAGCAGTATTACTTCCATCCCTTGAACATGATCTTAAATTACTTGCTATAGTATCTAAATCACCTACTATAATATTTATAGCATCTGCTACTCCTTGCAATATGCCTACTATTAAAGAAATAAAAACATTAACTTCATTTAATAAACCCACTGTATCATCTACATATTGCTCTAATTTAGTAGATTTTTTTGCAAATGTAGTAGTTGTTCCTGTAGTGGTATACATATTAGGAAGTGGTAATGTATCTAAAAATTGGATTATTATTTTAAATATTTTAATAAGTACAAGAGAAGTTCTTATTATTAATTTTATAAAATTTAAATATCTAATTATAACTCCCAGTATATTATTGATTGTTTTACTTACTCTATCTATTTGAGAAATTATTTTTGTAAGTTCTTTTGGATTTATGTTATCTACTCCTAATTTATCAATAGTTTTAAATACTCCAGGATCTAGTATATTTGCTGCGTATGTTGCAAGATTAGCTGGTGATGTTAAACCTTGAATTAGTACGCAGGATTGTCTTATTAGAGTAATAGTTTTTAATATCTTATCAATTGTAGTTTTATCAGAATTAGATATTACATTGATATTTGAAAACTTTTTTACTACATCTATAATATAATTATTTATAGTATCTACTTGTGGATAAGCTTTTCTAATCTCACTTGATCCTAAATAATTATCAGTAGTTAATCTAGTTAAATTTGGAGATATTTCAGATATTAGATTAATTATAATTGTAGAAGGATCACTTGCTACTGCATAAGCACTTTCAAAAACATCTATAGATTTTTGAATATCATATGCTAATTTTTGAATTTTCCACTTTGGGTCATTTGGTGGAGGATTCTGACTAGGATTGAATTTATTCTGTATACTTATTTTACCAGCTAAATTTTCAAGAGTATTGATTATAGAACATAGATCTATAGAAGCTAAAATCCCAGTTATATATGCTAAACCATAATCCATAGGATTAGCTGCTTTTTCATTAGAATTAGTACTACTTTTTCCAAAAAATAATTCTGGGAGTTTAGAAGTATAATCTTTTAAAGTTGTCCATATATTTTTTAATACAGCTGATAGACCTGTGGCATTTGTTTTTTTACTATTTTTTAAAGTATTATTAACATGGGTATATTGATCTAAGGCTTTCCTTATTTTTTCTAATTCATCTGATAATCTAGCTAATTGAGTATTCTGAGCCATTATGTTGTATAAGTTGTATTTGATAATACATTATTTAGCATATTACTTATATTATTAGTAGCAGTATTTAAATATGTACCAGCTACTTGTAAACCTGTAAATGATGCTTTTATAGTTGGTAAAGTAGTTCCATCTGATTGACTTAGTGTTGTTGCTAATATAGCTAAACTTTGATTTAATTCAGTTAGTAAAGCTACTAGAGAATTTCCTAATACTACTTGTTCACCTTGTTGTTCAGCTTTATGTCCTAATTCTATTTTTGGAGAATCTATTAAAACTCTCTCTTTTGAATCTAGATTAATAGTACCTATAGAAGATAATCCAATAGTAGCTTTTCCAAATAAATATATTCCATCTTTTCTTGAATGGAATACTAATCTATCTGAAGTTATAATAACTTGACTACCAGAATATGGAAATTGAGGTGTTATCATGATATATTAAATGTGTATTTATCTTGATCATTTGCAGATGCATAATCATTAGATAGTGGTT